GGACTGAGCTGTTGCAGGAACTCTACGTCGCTTGCCGTGGCATCTTTCAGAACGCCTAAGAAGGCATGAGCTGGTTCAGCTTCTTGATCGTATTCGCTCAATACCGTGGAAGCCTGATGGACGGCGCTTGCAATCGACAGTTCTGCGTTTTGCCTGTTCTCCACATGAGCAGTTGCAACGGATCGGCTAACCGTGCCTGTCATAGTAACGGCATTCTGGAGGATGTCGACGCTTGCTACGGTGGCGGTAATGCCAGTATCTACTGTCAGCGTCCCCCCGATCCAGTAGCTGGCATACTGGCTGGAATCTATCAGTAGCTCGCCACCTATCCAGGCGTCGGTTGTTAAGCTCATTTATAGCTCCCAAACATCTCCGATGTTGCACGGCTCGTTTTTGTCAGCAGCGTGCATACAGTCATGGACTCTTGTGCGGGCAAAGCTAAAATCATCTGCGTTGTTCTGGATGTATGTTTTTATATCTGCATGACACGAGTTGGCCGCCGTAGCGCTGTTAAAATCAGCGTTAACTGCTAAGGTTGGATTGCCGTTTTCGTCGTGCCCGTCATTGACCTCGGAGCTATGTAAGTTATCGGAATACCCATCCACGATTGATTTGAGTTCGGTTTTGTGGCTGCCGACTGTTGTGTCGTTATATCCTGTTGATTGCAAGTTTATTACTCTATGCATATCGGCTCCTTAAAATGGAGTATCTTCAACCCAAGTTGCACCGTTAATTGTTCCGTCATTATTCCCTGCACTGTCAGTTGCGATTGACCCCTCACCTTCATCGAGTTTGTAATAGGCTATGAGATCTGGTTCATTGCCGGTCAAGCGTTTGTTCATATTGTCTTGGATTTGGGTTTGTGTAAGAGCAACATCCCAAAGCCGAATATCAGACATAACGCCTGGGAAGTCATTACCGCCACCACTTGTGTTCTTACCCATTGATAATGTCTCCGTAAAAGTTGACCCAACGCTTAAATTTTCAGCAACAACATTCCCGTCCTTAAATATAGACGCACTGTTCCCATCCGACCTTATTGACACATGCTGCCATGTATCTACTGTGAAGTTTTCTGAGGGGGAAAAGCCGCGAGCAGAGCCGCCTATCCCATAAAAGCAATCCGATCCGTTAGTTCCTATTAATAAATTGATTTGGCGAGATGGGGTGTCAAATACAGCATTATACTTTTGATCTGTTGTTATTTTTATCCACGCTGATGCCGTGAGTCCGCCTGTATAACTCGATCCGTAGAAAGCAGATAATACATCTCTCTGCTCAATCTCATCATCGCTCCCATCAAAACTCAGAGCATACTTTATCTCCGTCCAATCCTTCCCATCAGCATACCCCCACGGCCTGCGAAGGTTGCCACCAGAGTCTCGAAACGTTTTTCTGTTTAGTAGGTATGCCATTAAAAAGTATCCTTAAAATGGAGTATCTTCAACCCATGTTGCACCGTATATTGTTCCATCATTCGTTCCTGCACTATCAGCTGCGGTTGTACCATCGCCTTCATCGAGTTTATAGTATGCGACAAGACCTGGTTCGCCACCATTAAGGCGTTTATTCATATTATCTTGGATTTCTGCTTTGGTGCGAGCTATACTCCATAATCTTACTTCTGATAAATTACCATCTATTGTGTTGCTATCTGCAGCTCCTAATTGTATCCCACCAAAATCTGCAGGGTTGGTCATGCCTGTCTTGGAGCCTATTTCAGTTCCGTTTTTATAAAGAGACGCAGCTCCATTATCAAAAACAAAAGCAAAATGCTGCCAAACACTAATAGTCATTCCATCAGTTAAATTTGCTGGTGCAAAGCGTGTATTTATATCAGTTCCGATGTATATTCCCTGAGTAGCTGTGGAATGAAAACGAAAAGATCCCCAGCCATTTGAACTGCTCTGTGCCTGATTATAATTTACAAATGCATTTGGTTTTATCCAACATTCATAAGTAAATGCAGTCGGAACAAAAGAGAAAATACTTTCCATGTAATCATCCACCCCATCAAAATTCAGCGAGTAAGGACTCCACCATGATGGCCTTTTCCCATCCGCATACCCCCACGGCCATCGCAAAACGCCGTCAGAGTCACGGAAGGTACAATCGTCTAACATATAGATGCCACGGTCACGCATTATTCAGCTTCCTCTATGCCGGAAAGATAGATTGCAACGTCTTCGATATTAGACTGGATTTTGTATTCATATCCTGCATATAGCCGTAATACAGCACTATCACGGAAAGGTGAATCGGTTGCCAGTAAGGTTTGAGTCTCCTCATACAACAGCGTTTCGGTATCATCGTAGTAATATTTGATAAAGTTGGCGTCATTGGCACCGGCATTATTGGTAATACGAATTGAGCCGACTGTAAGGATATTTCCTGCCCCCACTGTTGCAACGGTATATTGGTCGGAGCATCTAATATATCCAGATGCCTGTGCGTCTGGGTCACCATCGCCGGTGATGTGAACCACCGGCCTGTTATTGTCCGAGTCCCAAGCCCATTCACCGGCGACAAGAGAACCAATGGTTCCCTCACATGCCTCTTCCCCGTTGATTTCAAAGTATAGCGGTTTAACGCTCAGGTCACCCTGGTTGTAGTAATACTCGCCCGCTGTACCGGACAACGTCCAGTAGTCGCTTGTCCCGTCGACTAAAGACTTATACGGTAAACTCGCTTTGTACCATGGTGCTGCCATTTTTATGCCTCCTATTTATGCAAGCGTGGCGTCACGGTTAATAATGCTGTAAGCGGCAATGCTCACGGTATCACCGCCGGACTGCACATATATAGCGCCATAAATGCAGTAACCGTCGGCTGTGGCATCTGCGATGGCTTCATTAGTTACCACCTCTGTGACATCAACATTGAGAGTCACAGAAGATACTGTGTAAATACCATCATTCCCCGTCGATTCTCGTATCGTGATATAATCGCCCGCCGATATATCAGCCGTTACGTCGCCGGATAAAGTCACAGTGTTAGTCGTTGTATCAACAGCGGTTATCTCAGCGAGGTTACGAGGCACTGCCGCAAGTAGCTCGCTGTTAGTATCATCCACGATAGCATCGTAGTCAGTCACTCCGGTTACATCCACGATCACGCCCGCTGCAGCGTTAATCTGCACCTCACGCCCGTCGGTCTGTGCGTCCTGCGGACCGGTGAACGTCGGTGTGGTCTCTCCCAAAGCAACTCCGCCCGAGCCTTTATCGGTCGTGGCATCCTCGTAAGTTGCTGGTTGACCTTCGCACAACACCTGCTTGTCGGCGTTGTCGATTAAATACTGCAGTCCGTTGTCTCTAATCTTGTCGTTTACGAATAAAATAGCCATTTTAATTTCCTCCTAAAAGTGAAAAAATTACATACGTTGATAGTGATCCTATTACAGCACCCATGCCGGTCATACACCACACAACCCACGGCCGGACGTGGTGCATAAGCTCATCGATCTTGTCAAAGAGCTTGCTTATATCACTTTGGTTTTTCTCGACCTTCGATTCAATGCCCGAGTGAAACCTGCAGGTCGGGCCGCTTCCGTTGTTATCTGCCATTTTCGCTCCATGTTTCTATTAGTTTACTAAATTGTTCCTCGCTAATAAACTCCCGATCCACGCACTCTCGCAATGCCTCCCAGCCGTCTTTGTCGCTCATGCGCTTGAGGAACGGCCTGAAATGTGAGTAAATCCAGTCGACTGTGATGTGTGGTTTCATATCGTTGGTTAATAGCTAATCGAAAAGCTACCCTCTGAACAAACATAATTATTAGATAAATCAGAATTCCATACCCAAGTATTCTTAGGAGGCCCTTGTTTTTGGTCAGGAAAAAGTGGAGCTACCCAACCCGCCTCACATTCACCTGGCCTATTTGCAATATAAGCTTGAAAAATGCCATCTCTACAACCAACATTCAGCATTGTGCCTAATCCGCAAGGTATAAGCTGTTTACTATAACTACTATTATTCTTATCTACGGTATATGTCCCGTTTATATCAGCACAATCACAATTATCACGATAATACGACCCGCTTAACCCACTTATGTTGACCTGAATACTGCTTGGCCAATCAGTCGTAACAGGACAACAGCAATATGACAACAATTCCTTAATACCATTTTTTGTTTCAATAAAAATATCTGTATCCCCGTCGGAGGGGTCTACTAATTTTACTTTTCCATTGTCCACATTAAACTCGTTTTCAAAATTAGTAATGCCGGAGTTTATATCAAGCCAGTGAGACGATATATTCGACACCTGTATTGATTGTGTTAAACTCGGTTTTTTAATTTTTAATATTCCTGTTGTTTCGTCGCTCATAAATCAGTCCTCAACCAAATTCTACCTGTTGCTGGCCTTAACGGATCATCTGTCCGTGTTTCTATTACAAGTGGCATACTTGCCTGCTCCCGCATATTAGCAGGAACAAAATAAAACTGGTTATCATCTCCAACTGACAGCGTTCCATATTGACCGCTGGATATGTAAATGCCAGGCGTCCGCCATACTGTAATTATCACTCCACCTTCTACAGATGCAGAGTAATCTGTGCTATCTGTAGTCATGTCTTCACTGGCTCTTAAAAGCGTCCCCTGATTAACTGGACTAAACACCTGCATCCCATCCCCGCTTATACTCAGCACTCCACGCTGTCCGGCTCTTATCTCCACGCCCGGCGGTCTTATTACCGTAATCGTATCGCCCAGCGTGCCGTCTGCGTTGACCGGTCTTGCACTGTAGGTGGTATTCGCAATGGTAGTGTCATCGGTGTCATCGTAATCCTCTGTCATGTCTTCTTGCGCTTCAAGTAACAGCCCACCACCGCCGCCTAAAAACCTGACCTTTGCAATATCACCGCTTATCTGAACGACCTCAAACACCCGACCACTTCCAGGATCAAAACTACCATCCGAAGCCCCTATCGTATCACCAACATTTACGGTTATTGTGCTCACGTCCACCTCCCACAGCCCGCCGGATATTGCTATCCTGCCGATGCTGCCAGCTTTGATCGGCTCCAGCAGTATCCCGTACTGGCCAACGCCACCGTCACCGCCAGGCTTCACAAACTCCACCTGTGCCGTAGTATTACTCGTATCGCTTATCTCGCAGATGCCACGCCACGGGGCGTCTTCGCCGGAGGCGTTATAGGCATGAACCGTGTTGGCCTTCGACGTGATGCCGCCCACCACGTCGGCCATCTGACGCCTGCTCTCTGATACCTGCCTCACAGCATCGTTGTAGGCGTTCAGGTTCTCGTGCGGTAGCCTTGTATCGCCGGGCCAGAACTTTGATTTTTTTATTTCGCTCATGATATATATCTCGGATAGAGATCGTCGAAATCGGTATATTCCGCCAGCTGTTGTACGTAAACGGAATCCGGCAACGCTATTTTAATGCCAGACACCTCGCCTGTTCTGGTCGGAGTCGATACGTATTCCCACCCACGTTTATCAATAACAAAGGTTGTCGTTGCCCCGGGATTATTCGGATCCCATCCAGTAATCTCCAGGCCAGAAACATTCGGTATACAGTTGAAGTGATACGTCAGTTCCGCCGCCTCCTCGCCGTCGGCATCATAAACTACCCGATGCTCCATGCCCTCGAACATCACCTCGCCCTTCTGATATCCCCTCCACGCCGAATCATTGATCTCGCCTCGGTGGATGTCAACGCTCCGCACGAATGCAGGCGTCACGTTCGATGCCGGAACCCAATATCTGTGCATTAGTTTGTGCCCAGGCACCGGCACCTCGACACCTTCAACGCTCTGGTCATCTCCAGGCCCCGTCCAGCCAACCAGCTTCTCTGCAGCACTCACTGTAGCACCAGCCGACTGACGAACGGCCAGTGCGAACTTAATATTTTTCGTAGCACCGGTCGACCCTCCGCTATACTCAACATCCCCGATACGCCGGTTGGTTTGCTCCTCGTTAATGCCCACCTTTATCGCATCGTATGTAGCCTCAAGCTCCCAATGGTCGTAGCTGTCTGTCCTTGAGATTTCACGACAGTTTACGCCGCCCATGTTTTTGTCGGGGTCTCTGGCATAATCAGCGCCTGAAAGTTTATGTTGGTAATATTCGCCCTCAAAATATCCACCGCTCTCTACGTTTAGTGTAAGCCAGCTTTCCCAAGCATGTTTTACCGCTGCAAGCGAGGCCGTGCCAGCGCCTTCATATACAGCATGAACAATCGCCTGGTTATCGTTAATTTCCCAGCCATCTGTAGCTGTTATAGTAGACATTTATACACCTGCCTTTCGTCTCGCCGCATCCCAGACTTTTTTCTGCTCAGCTTGGGTAAGATTCTCATGTAACGCCGGCCGCATATACGGATGTGGATCATAGTGTTTTGGGGTAAACCGCCCGAACCCTGGCTTTTTAGGCCGCACTGTGCCGCCGTATTCCAGCAGTTCCGGGACCGTTTTCTCTTTCCACGGCTGGCCCAAGAAGCCAATCGGACCGATTATAACCGAGCGACGGACCTTCTCGAAAGAATAATAAATTACGGCCAAGCCAGAACCACGTTTCGTGGCTTTCTTTGGCTTTGGAGCCGTACCTCGACCTTGCATTACATTCTTGCGAGCCGTCTTGCGAATATTCATGCCCTGAAAACGCAGATAATGATATTGCACACTGTCAAGCGCATGGACCACATGAGGTGATTTGAAAAAGTTCTTTTGAACAGTCTTGAAATCTAATCCGAATGCCGCTCTCATGGTCTCGTCCTATCTCTGAAAGTCATCTCTACAACGCCAAAATAGCTGTTTTGCTGGACCGTCATTGTCGGATCATTCACCGCTCCAAACACGCAAGAACTCGCACGGATTGTCTTGCCATCTATCTGAACATCAACGCCAAAATACCTCTCGGCAATCTGCTCAAGCTCATACCGTAGCTGATCTTTTTCATCTAAACCTCCACCTCCAGCGCCGTATCGCTTCTGGACGCCGATTTGGATAATCGAATCTGCGCGATTAGAAGTCCTGGTCGCTCGTTCAAGCGTGCTATCACTCTCGTAAATCGTAACATACATAATGCCGGCACTCTTGCTACCCATGTCGTAGATCGGGGTATCGTCACGGCCAACATCCACGTCCTCGACGTCCCGCTCCACATACCAGTCGGATAAGTCGTCTGCAATCGCCGCTGCTATCTGTGTCGCTGTGGATTGTGCCATTATGTTATCTCCATTCCACCACTTCGGTTACCATCCATTTTGCGGTTTATTTCGGTAAGATTGCGATTTGTTTCATCGAGCCTCAGATTGGTCTGCTTCGTGTTCGAGGCTATCTCCTGCTGCACCGCCACCGCAGGAGAGCGCCCGGCTGCAAACGGTGAGAAGAACCCGGCTGCCTCTCGCTCTACGCCGCTACCGCCAAGCAAAAGATCCCCGCCTATTGCGTTATCCTTTGGGTCAACTCTTCCCTGTCCAATGGCCTCTTTAACACCTTCCGAATGTGCCGCCGCTACTGCCTCACGATATCTTTTGCGCAAATCTTTGAGCGCTTCTTCATTGCCGGATACCATCGCATTAGCATATTCACCGGCCAACTGTTCTATGTCGGGCAACTCGCCAAACTTTTCCTCGAAAGCCTCCTTCCTCGCAGCCTTAACGTCTTCTATGTCCTTGATGATTTTATCTACGTTGTTTGTCCAGTCTCCTAAATCGACATCAAACATATTTTTCATATAATCCGGCATCAGGAAATCCGGCATTTTCTGCATCATCTTATTAAGAAAATTATATACCTTCTGCAACGGTCCCATTACAGCAGAAACGATGATATCGCTAAATTTATACCAAGCTATTTTCAGGTTGTCCACAAGGTCTAAAAACAAATTCTTAAATCCGGCCCAACCACTTGATAGAAAGGACTTGAGCCAGTCCATATTAGCTGCGATCGAAGCAACCAATATCGCCCATGCATCACGCATTCCAATAGTTGCCTCTTGCCAAAGAAGCTGGATCCCTAAAACGGCGACCTCAAAGGCATTCTCAATCTGTCCGGCTTTGATGTAATTTACAATCGCCCCAAAATATTCTCTTGTCGCACCCCATGCGATCTTCCACATCCTTGTAAACTTGTCTGCTACTGTGCTCGCAACATCCCCTACAGAGTCAATAACCGTAGATGCAAAATTCATCCACATATCCCTGGTTTTATAAAGTGCAACGCCCATGGCAACCAATGATGCTGCTATCAGCCCCATCGGGGTGAAAACAAAAGCTATTATGGAGCCTAAAATGCTGAACGCTGTTATAAGACCAGCCAACGATAGAGCAAATAATTTAACGGAGAGTCCCGCAGCTATAAGTGCTGCTCCAATGCCAAACACAGCCGAAGTCACAATGGCTATAGTCAAAAACAAACGTTTATTTTGCTTTACCCAAGCCTTTGTGACTGACAATACATCTTTTGCAAAAGTAAAAGCTGTCATCAATGCATCTGACAACGCATACCCGATCTCAAAAACAATCAGCTTTGTCATACTCCAAAGATCAGTCCAAGCGTCTGTAAGTTTTTCAGCAGCAAGGGCGGCTTCTTCCGATATCTCAAACTCCGACGCTTGTCCGGCAAGATCGCCCCACATATCAGCAAGAGGAAGTAACTCCATGCCAGATCGGCCAAAAATCTCTTGTGCTATGCCGCCACGTAACGCACCCTCTTCCATATCCGATAGGGCTCGCATTATCATCTGGAACTGACCATCTGGATCAAGTGCAAGATATTCTTCTGTAGATAGCCCCAACATTTCCATCGCATCGGTTGCACTAGAAAGACCACGTTGCAAATAAGTTGAAAAACGGCTCATCCTGCGGATACCCTTGTTCAGGCCTTCTATGCTGGTTCCAGACCGCTCGCCCATCCACGCTAAACGGCTCAAAAACTCCACCGACATAGCCACCTGCCTACTCATTTTGCCAAGCCGGTCGCCAGTTTTCATAAAGTGCCGTACGGACCCAGCAAACGCAGCGCCAACAATCCCGGCAGTAGTTACAAGCCTGCGACCAACACCCATCATCTTGCTGCCGAAAGCGTTAACCTTATTCGTAGCCACCTTCAGCCCACGAGCCAGGCGCGAATCATCGGCATATAGCTCTACATATGCCTTGCCTGCTCTGATTCCACTTCGTGCCATTGCCTTACCTCATTTGCTTGAATAGCTGTTTAACGCGCTCTTTGTTGTCGCTCAGCTTCTGTGCGCTCTTCTTGCTGTAATAGTATCCGGGATGCAAATCTTGCACATCATTTCCCTTCTTTAAGCCGACGTTCGACGCCGAGTAGTAGCTTATCCAGGCTGCCCGATCCCACTCATCCTCCAGGTGCCCTTCTTCCATGCGATAGAGCTGCCAGAGCGTAAACGCTCTCGGGTCTACTCCGAGCTTACCTGCGATTCGCCAGATTTCAGGCCAGATCCGCCGGTGGTTTGCCTCTCCCACGCCTCGTCCAGCCGGGCATCCAGATCCGCATCGATCCCATCGGCTAACTCGTCGACCTTTTCGGCTGCCTTTTCCATCGCCCTCTTCAGAATCGCTTCCTGCCTCTCTAAGACGCGGGCAAGTGGCGCAAGGCGCCGGGCCATAAAAAAATTCTTCAGCGACTCCACGAGCGCATCGTGCGCATCACCTATAGCGTCGCCTCCGAGCCGGGCTGCAAACTGTTCCTGTGTGATTTCGCGCATCCGAGCCTGCTCTTCAACGCATACCCATAGAATGTTCACAATATCCTCGATACCGTCAGGCTCAAACAGTCGCTGCAGGTCATCTTCCTCTTGTACGTCCCAGTCCAGGTCGTTCTTGAGTCTCTGAACGAGGCCGATGTTGAGTTCGACTCGCCAAGACCGTTTATCACCTTGCATGTCGCCCATGCCTTCGCATGTAGAGCAAGGCGAGCTATCAACCCGCCCAGTACCTTCACAGTCATCGCATTTAACTAACCTTCCGCTGTCTTCAAATATAGCCATAATTAGCTACCTAACTCTGAGTGAAATGCGAGATCAAACGAGCCAGTCTGCTCCTCTTCGAGAGGCTGATCCAGCGTAGTATCCAACACCACGAAGTTGGCATCTTCCAAGGTATCGCCATCTTCAGATGTAACGGTGATCTGAACTACGGAATTAGAATCGACCGCACTCAACAGCGCAGCCAGGCCGGCATCGCCCGGCTCAACTCGAACGTCAATGCTCATAGTAACGTCGAGCTTACCGCCTCGATGCGCCATGCGATCACTACCACGTGCCGCCGATGTTATGTCGGTTCGGCTCTTGTTAAACTCAACGCTCTGTGCTGACGCAATTTCGACGCTATCAATAGAAACCGAAGCATCATCGCCAATTAAAAATACCTCTCCCATTGTCCTATACCTCCACTATGTTTTCAGATTTGATGCGATCCAATGTAGCCGGGCCAATCCCGGAAACCTGACCTAACTCTTCTATCGATTCAATCGGCCTTAAATCAATCAACTCACCTACATTTGTGTCATCGATGCCGTCGATCTCCAAAAGCCGTTCAGCCGAAGCTGTGTTAATATCTATCTTTTTTTTCTCGCGACTGACCACCTCACGTCTTCGCTCCAGCTCTGCCTGTATCTCTGAGTCTTTGCCTAAATAGACCTCGGCACCTTTGTCACATATCACCGTCCCGACCGGTCCCTTTTCTTTCCTCGCAACGCCGCCTTCTATGATCAGAACAGCCTCGTCCGGCTCGTGTCGAATGACTTTATAGTTAAAATACGTTTTAGTTATCTCTTTCATCTCACGTCCTCCGGTTTGCTGTGAATACGCATCACGATCTCTGACTGACTGCTCCATCGCCATGTGCGATTGTCATCTTCTCCTGCTGTGACAATATACTTCTTCCCCCTGGCATCCTCTATCACGTCGCCAACAGCCGGCACGTAATCAGAATCAAGCTCCGCACTATCGATGAGCCAATCAACTCCCTGATACGTAATCGTGTATCCTGGCATGTCGGTGTCGATATCGCCAGAACTGGAAGCACCTTTGAGCGCCGAGACACCCTCTACCGGCGTGCTACCATCCGCAGGGTATATAGTAACCGTCTGACCGGTAGAGGCTATAAGCTCATTGTGGAGCTGTAGTCTGGCGTCATCTAACATTTAGCTTCCAGGATTCTCAGGAGTCGCCTGTTGCAAACGCACTCTAACCGTGCCGTTTGCTCCGTCCTCCACGGCAACGCCAAAGTAATGGCCGTTGGAAAGATTGATTTCATCGCCAATAGATACGCTGTCGGCGGTTTCAGCAATCTCCGCATCAGCCAACTCAAAAATACCGTCAAGGGCGAGAGCGCCCTTCTCGCCGGAGGCGATGTCGAGTTTTGCAACCCCAACCAACTCTCCGACCTCCACTATATCACCGGAACTTATGTCGGTATCCGGCGTATAGTCCATTACATGTCCTTCTGCTCTAAAAGTCGCCATAGTTTTTTACCTCAAATACTAAAGTAAAGTTGTTTATGCGGAATCGTTGCCAAGGCTCTTGACCGCACCACGATGATCAATCTGAGTAACACCAAAGTCAAAGTATACTCTCCAACCTTTACCCAAGATGTTACTCGGCACGCTGACCTCTTCGGCAACCGGCGCTTCCCGTCCGTTCAGATACGCAATACCGAAAGCAGGAACTGTCACCGGATCAGCAAACAGGTACCACTCCTCGTCGCTTGCGCTGGCATGGAAAGTCGTGTTGCTCAAGAACGGTGAGCTGTGAGGCTGATAACGGCCTTCATGGATGTTGGCCTCTGGCTCGTCTGTAGCTCCTTTCAGGTTCTGAGACCTATACAGCCGTTCGGCAGTCCCTCTGAGCGCGGGCGGCACGAGTAGGTCAGTAGCCGTTACAACGATCGGCGAACCATCCTGGTCGGTCTGCTCTTCCAGCAACTTGACAGCACTGTCCAGCGCAGCAGATCCAAGAGAATAATCCGCACCCGCAAGGAGGTTGTTGTTATCACTGGAAAAGAAACCGTCAGTATTGTCCAGAAGCAGCTCGAACCACTTGCGTTCAAGCGTTTCCATCGCGCCTTGACCGTATCTGGCAGGAATCTCGGTAAACGCACCAAGATCGTCATTGATAATCATCTGCCGGGTAAGGACCAGCATCTTCGCGAAGGTATCCACAGCGTAGCTGTAAGATTCCTCGTCACTTATCGACGCATGTTTGATCTCACCATCTGGCCCGACCTCTTCAAGCGTCCGATCACCGGTCAAACGATATCCGGTATGTTCCTTGAAGTCGTTAGCAGACAGTTTCTTGGATAGCTTTTTCGCAATGGATTCGGCCCTCTGATAACTCTGTGCAAGCGCCTTGTTGGCAACGTTGCTCAGAATATTGGAAAGGCTTGCACTCGAAATGGCGGCCTCCACGAAATCACCAACAGAAGCACCGGCTCTCGGGGCACGCAGCCCGTCCATCTGGGCACAAACGCGAATAAGATCGCGCGTTCCGATTTGGCGATATTTCATCGCAGCTTCAAGCTCTTTGTCATCGTAGTCTTTTTCGACATCAGAACCTGATTCCGCGCCGGACATACGTATCGCAGCCTCGATGACCTTCGTGCTTTTCGGCCCGTCCATGCTCGCGCCGGGGCCAATGGCAGCCGTAGCTTCCGGCCTGGCTGCCTTCACGAGCTCCAACTCCAGCTTGTCTGTGGATATCTCCCCAGATATCGCCTGCGCTTTAAGCTCAGACATTTTGTCCTGTTCAACTTTCCCCTGGTATTCAGCGCATACCTTGCGAATACCGTCCACTCGTTTTTCCTCTTCCAGCTGTGCGGCCCGAATCTGCTTCCGAGCGTCTTTAACAGCAGCCTGAACATCCTTGTTAACATCATCATCCGCATCAGGCTCATCAGCAGCCTTCTCTGCATCGTATGCTGCCTTCAAGGTCTTCACCAGTTCGTCTCCGAGGCTCTCAACATCAGTGATGCCTTTAGCCTCAAGCCACTTCACAAATTCCTCTTCCATTTTAAATCCTCCTGCCGCCAATTTAGCAGCTATATCAAGAGTATTACCTGTATCGGCCCCACGCGTCACAACGCTTACAGCAACCAAAACCGATTTGGTCACATGATAGAAAGGCCCTGTAAAATTACGACCGTTTACAACCTTGCTGCTTCCACTTGCTACCATCGAGTATTTCTTCACACTCGCATGGATGGAAACCTCCCACTCCTCATCTTGCTTCGCCTGCTCGATTATATTCCGAGCTGTCTCGTTTGACCCAGTTATTTTGCCAGAATAATAGATCTTGCCGTCTTTTATCGTCGCCTCCACGCTACCGAGCCGGTGGGAGGTCTCCATCCGGTGATCCGCGATGAGAAGCACCTTGTCAAACTCAACACCTTCAACATCGATTACAACCGGAAAATCCCAGCCCTCTAACGTGAGCTTGCCTCCAGAATACACAACACCACTCACCTGAGGAACGCGTAATATCTTTTTTTCAGCTTCCAAATACCCGTCAACGTCCTGAGCCTGAACGGCGATATCACAATCCTTCTCGGCACCATCGTATCTGTCAGGGTATTGCATCATTCAGCCTCCGTATCGTTAATTTCTCGCTTGTCACTTTCAAAAAGATTTCTGATAATAAGTTGCTTATACTCAGACACTTCCATTCCAAGCGTTTCGGCCGCACGTTCAAGCTCCCTCTCTACATCACGGCCCGTCTCTGCGTAGATTTCATCCAGCGTCGTAGCGCCACTTTGCAACGCAACCTCATTCGCCTGGGCTTCTTTTTTCGGATCTACATGCCTCTGGCCACTCCAATATGCCTCAATATTGATGTCCTGAGCAGTGATATCAAGGCCAAACTTAGGCCTGGCCTCTTTGAACCACGCCTCCACGATCGGAGCCAATACCTTTGAAGTGCAATCCTCTTCCAGAACGTTGATCCGGTTAAAATAAGTCTGATGGTCGAGTCGTCCGCTCGCATAGTTGTAATCCGAGCTATCGCAGGCCGCTATGTTATAGGGCATCGAAATGCAACGCGCCATTTCAGTCACAATCTCGCGCTTGAAGTTTGGATATTCTGTAGTCGGCTGCGTCCCCTGCATTTGATCCAGCTTCCATCCGGCCGGTAGAGCTGTAATCATACCTCTATCCATGTCCATCGGCGTCGAATCATACGGATCGACCGGCACTGGATCACCCGGGGGTGCATCAGTCTGAAGATAAAGCGCCATATCTGAGGCTACCTCGGCCGCCGTCAGCGTCGCTAATGTGTATCGCCTGAGTTGTGCAAAGAGCGGAAGCGCAGGTGCCAGCTCTGGGATTCCTCGATATTGTTCAGGCCTGGTCTTTTTGAACCAGTGGATTATGTTATCAGCGTCAACACGATCATAGGCATTGTAGTCAGTCCAAGCATCGCTATCACCGGGGTGATCTCGTAGTATGATATACGTCTCCGGCTCGCCGTCGCTATTAAGCTCAATCCCATCAACCTCAGGCTTGTTCGCACCCCAAAGATTCATAGGTGTGGTCAATCTGTCACATTCAATCAGATCAACCCTCAAACTTATACCCATCACATCGCGTTTCCGAGTTGTCAGTTTTGCCAGGGGCTCGCCATCCTGCAGCCTTGCCCTCCACATTGTTCGAAGCGTCCCAGGCAGGTCAACCCTGCGATGTCGCATCCACTGGTTGAAAAGTCTTTCCGCCTTGCGGATCTGCTGCTGCTGGCCTTCATCTGCATCCGGCATCTTAAACTGCACCCGTGGTCCCTTGCCAATCACAAACTGCGTATCCGTATCAACGATGCCCTCCGCATAGCTGTTGTTCGCTACCTCATACCGGACACGGTTCCGCAATATCTTACGCACCAATGGACTATTGGCCGCCGTGGCACTCAATGTATCTGCATATTTCCAATGCCTCGGGGCATGCTCGCTGCTGGCCGCCTCGTGGTAAGCGTCGTATCCCTTCACGTACCGCCTATCTTCACGCCGCAAATCGTCCATCCGCTGTGGTCGCGATGCGCTTACCTGCCTGTTTATCTGATTTCCCCTGTGATCCAGAACCATTTAATGGTTCGCTTTCATAAATTTAAGATATCCGAAGGGATTATTGGCTGTTTTCTTGTGCTCCCTATACCGATCAAACTCAATCCGTGAGGCAAGGTTGTGTTTCGTTACAGTCTGCCCATCGACTGAAATGGATTTATTTTCTTTGACCTCCGCAATCGTAACATCTTCTGAATCTGCCATTGGAGCCTCCACATATAGTCGTTTTTTTATTCGACCCCACTATATGCGCATTTGTGTAACACAGTCAAGGATTTTTTTGCTACAACCTCCACTTTTTGGCATATGTAGTGGAAAAAGGCAGGTTTTTTCTTCAAAATAAGGTGGGTGGAGTGACAACGATTCACCTAAAATCGCTTATAATCCGGCACTATCGCCTCCGCCGTGCTGACCTTCCGGCCACAATGCCGGCACACCTTCCGGCGACGAATGTAATTATTATTTCGGGTGGTTGATATTGTATCGAATTGATGGCAACCGCAATTCGGGCACTCCATCTTCCCGGCGTTTTGCATAGCCTCCATCCTCATCTCGCCGAATGTTTTAGCCACGAGCATTTCTCCTCATCTCTGACATGCTCATCCGTGCTTTGCCGTCGGACCTGCTATCATTCGAGCCACTCCCGACCCCGCAATAAGAAGCCAACGCGGCACAACCAACCACACAATCAAACCAGTGATTGTCAGGCCCCCCGTTTGGCAGACTCCACTCATGCACGACACGGCCACGCCCCTCAGTCCGAACGCAATACTCCGCAGTCAGATGCTCTGCAAACAACCGATGCTGGATTGGAGATTCGCCAAACAGCGTCATTGACCCCTCGGCGCTGGCTTTGAGTTGCAATCGCTCGGTTACCCACGTCTTCCAATAATTCACGTCGATCAGCAGCGCACGCTTCGGCCTACCAGGCAAACGGCGTTTCAATACCCAGTGATCTCCAATTTTATCGCCCTGCTTTCGGTTATACTCCTTAATCGGCACGTTTCGAGCAGCAATACCCTGGCCAAACGCAGGCAGGAGCTTGTCTCGGTGCTGGTGCTCATAACATACCTTATGCACTGTATCGGTTTTATACCTCTGGTCAACCCCCATCTGGTCGATATACATCGGCTCACCGTCCGCTCGCCTATATTCCCTGTCACAAACCACACTGACAGCTGAAGCCAAGCCTTGATATATACGGCTCTCCACGGTGTCGTTTTTGTAAATATCACCAAGCCCACGAGGCACGTTCCGCAGAGTAAAATACCCCTGACTCTGCCTTGGGAACGTATCGTAGTCGATAATATACGCGTCCCAGTTGTCGGTAAATGCGCAAACCGCCCAGTAAATCAGGTTGTCATGTACATCGGCATAGGCCGTAACGATCTCGCATTTCTCAGCCACCTCATACCTGGGGCGGTTGTTGATTTTCTCAGTAACGCCATCAGCGTCAATCATCTCAATCGCACTGGAATCATCGTTCTCAGGTAACGGATCGTTCTGGCACTCAGCCCAAAAGAACTCCGGATTGGTGAATTTATACTGCATGGCATACTCCAGCGTCGACTCTGCTTTGTCTGGATCATAGCCATGCTCCCAGCTAACCTTTGCCCCGGCATCCATGTCCTCCCGATTCTCCAGATAATACTCCGTAGCAACCCGGCTGTCTTCTTTGACTTGCTGTTTATATAGCTTCGCGTAGTGATTCCACTTCTTTGATTTCGGAAAGCTCTCCACCATCGATGTCCGGAGGCCGTTAAACTCAGGATAATTATCTCGGTTGGTAAGCTGATCGGTCAGATCGCCGGGGCTGATAACAGTGCAAGGTATGACAATCGATATCGATTGTGTAACGTCTTTCATCCCACGAATACTTGATGTTATAACCCTCATTCGCTGGCCAGTCTGCGAAGCACTCCTTGCCGATTGTGGCGTCTGCGGATCGTCGACCACAATAAACGATGGTCTGACCTGCCTGCCCTCATGGTCTGTCTCATTAGCCCCCAAAAACGACCCCAAGATACCGGTTACCCTAATTATAGAACTCGCACCGTCGTTTTTGGGGTTGTGTGGAAGTTTGAGCTGGTTTTTAGCCCACTCCAGACCGGTTGGTTCGCCCTCGTATTTTTGCCCTTTGCATGCCCTCGGCTCCCCACCAGCGCACAGAATAGGCCACATCACCGGCCAAAAATCCGTCTGCAACGGATCATTCTGCCTGTTGAGCAGCTGCTTTTTGATAGCATCGAGGTTGTCCTGGCTGTTCTCTTTGTTTGCCCCTATCAGAAACGTAAACTGATGATGCCCGTAAAGTGCAACCCAGATGGTTGCTACACGACACAAGGTTGTCTTACCATACCCCCTCGGCAATGCGATAGCTGCGTTTTTGCCCTCCAGCGCCGACCTTTCCAGGCGACTAATAGCTTCAAGATGACAATCAGCCCAAGGCAAAAAAAACAGATGCTTAAAATAATGCTCACAAAAAAACTTAAAATCACCCCGCCCACGCTCGACCGACTCGTAATCAACATCAGTCCAGTAGTCAGGGCGGCCGATTTCCTGTGTGGCCAGGGTGATCTGGCGTCTTTTCTTGCGAGCATATTCTCTAACGCTCTGCCCTTTTTCTTTCAATCTCTGATCGACACTGTCTAGCAATCTCGCTTACCTCCTCAACTTCGGGATATAAAGGTTGGAGAATTTTTATAACATCACGCAGTTTACCAATTGCTTCACCGCTATCCTCGGTTTGATCTGAATCCTTCACACTATAAACATCAAATATTTTATTCAACTCCTTCTGAGCCTGCATCGCTGTCTTAAAATCTTCCTCTTTCGTATTTTTACCGATAGTGCTGTTAAGGATATGCTTCAATACTCCGACCGCATTTATGATCTCCTTTTTACGATCAAAGTTGATATCATCGGCCTTTTTCATTTTTAACGCTCCTTAAAATCTTAAAAATTCCCTTACGTGTACACGCGAAAACAACAAAAAAAACGGTCAAAACGCAGAGATTCGGGGAGTATTTATAATTAAATTATAATAGGGCACATTTGTTAAAAAGTTGTAAGTCTTTGTTTTTTGGTATGTTAAATGGTGCATTTTTAACTTTTTAACTTTTTAAGAGTAAAAAAAATTTATTTTTTTTTTTTTTCGCTTATATATAAGGCTCAGGTTTGGCTTTTCTCGATGTTGATTTTCGGAAAAGCATCCTGCATTCTCTGCAAAACAACGGCACAATAATCTGGCGATATCTCCATGCCGTAGCATATCCGCCCCAAGTTCTCGGCGGCGACCATCGTGGTGCCGGAACCGAGGAAGGGATCAAAGATTGTATCGTCAATAACGCTTGAGTTTGTTATCGCCATCTCAACAAGCTCTATTGGCTTCATAGTTGGATGCTCTTCACTGCGTTTTGGGCGCTTCATTTCCCACACGTCATCAAGGTATCTGGCACCATTGAATGAAGATTTACATGTTGAATGCCAGCCATACCAGATAGGCTCATATCTCCTGTGATATTTACTTCTCCCAAGAACGAAAATATCCTTAACCCATATAATGGTTGCCGACCAATGAAATCCCCTTTCCCGCATGTGCAAATCTAATCTCGGCCATTCTGACGCACCAAGAACACAGTACACATCACCGTCAACATTTTCTGCAAACGTAGACACAAACGTAGACACAAACGTAGAATATTCTTCCGATGTCATGTCATCATTTTCAAGTCCATCTCTTTGCCTATGTCTCGGATTGCTATCTTTGCCAATAGCTACATTCCAGGGTGGATCAGTGAACATCATACTTGCCTTTTCTCCCCCCATCACCCTTTCAACAACAGCCTTATCCGTACAATCCCCACAAAGCAGCCGATGCTCACCGATAAGCCAAAGGTCGCCAGACTTAACGCCCCATTCCTCATTCAACTCTTCGGCCCTGCTCATTTGTGGTTCGGCGTCCTGCTCTTCGCTCTGCTCCGGTAAGATATAGTCTTCAATTTCGTCAAGGTCAAATCCGGTAAGCTCCAGGTCAAAGTCCATATCATCCAAGAAATCAAGCTCCGCCGACAGGGCGTCCACGTCCCACCCCGACTCGGCAACCTTGTTGTCTGCAATCCTCAATCCGCGGATCTGTCCCTCGGTTAAATCTCCCCGCTGAATACACGGAACCTCCTTCAACCCGAGTTGTTTTGCAGCCATTATTCG